CCTGAATTAGGTGTATAATGCTATCTCCTGAACTAGTAAACTTACTTGAAGAACACATCAATCTAGGCTTAATCCGCACTACTGATTTTAATTACGCAATTTGTGACGTTAATGTATTACATTATTACTACAGGTCATGTAGCAGTTGTCCTTTTTACACTGGTAGTATATGCTCATCTAAGCGCGGCGAACAGTATCAAGACTTTGTGGATTATCTACAAGAACACCATCCAGAACTTTACATTTAGGAGCTTTTATGTCTTTACATATCCCTACTAAAACTTACGAAACTTTATTTCGCGATTCTGACCAAATTCCAGGTGTGTTTAGCTGGGGCCCTCATACTTGTAAGTACGGCCGAGGCTGTCCTTACTGTGACGTTATTGATAAAAACAAATGTATCAAGCTAATACCTGAACTATTAGCTAAACATGACTTATCTCCAACCCAAGCTTTTCTTTGTACCAACAACAAGTTTACTGTTGTCCAACTTGAAGACTATCCCGAGTACTTTGTATAATGTATACATTTATCTACAAACTTCCTATCAACGACAACACTACTGTTAATTTCAAAGTTATTGATTTTGAAAACTCTAAAGTCTCAACTTGGCTTTACATAACTAGACCATCTTGCATTTCTATCTGGAGGACTACTACCACTAGTTACGATGTTGTACACAAGGCTTTTCAAGGCCAAGGTCCTTCTCCTTTCCCGACTCGTCGCTACATTGTTGAAGATGCTGAACACTCACTATCCTTAACAGAACTTGTTGACAAATACCCAGAATATTTCATCTAAAGGTTATAACTATGTATTACATTTTAGAAAGCTCTGAAGGTAGAGGTTACTTTATCGCATGTGATAACCCTAAAGGAGCTACTGACTATTTTAAACCTACTGTAGAAGAAGCTCTACGATATTTTACAAAAAACGGCATAAACTCTAGTCATGGTATTGCCAAGTATTTACCTAATGTACATAATTATAGCCTTCCTTGTAGAATTTACGATGTATTTACACTCGACACTCATCCAGAATATTTCATATAAGGATCTTATCATGAATACTCTTTCTACAGCACCTATCGGCACGTTGTTTACCTGCCAGTACACTTCAAGTAACCCAAAACACGCCGACGAACCATCTTACCTAGTAGCTGGAATAGTTGTTACTGAAGGATATGATAACTCTATAGGGTGGAAAGCTTTACTGGGAGGTTGGAACCATACTCCAAACGAGGTTTATGGATTTCCTACACTGCATTCATCCATAGCTAACTATACAAATGTACAAACCTACTCTATCGATACTTTTCCGTACCCTGAATTACTTATATAGGACTCACTATGACTAAAGACTACTTCTCGTACAACCCAGGCTCTTTCCCAGCCGATTCATTTCGTATCTCAGCCTCTCAACTTTCACGATTCTTCGACTCTACTTCTCAGTGGTACAGAGAGTTCCTACTAGGTGAAGCTCCTGCTTTTGCTGGCTCTACTGCTTCAGAGCTTGGAACATGCATTCATGCAGCTGCTGCTATGTATCACGACACTAAAACCGTTGACAAGCAAGCTATCCTTGACTACATCGACACTCTAGGCCCTGACATTGATAAGAACGAGATCCGTACTCAGCTTAAGCCTATGATTGATACCCTTATCAATTCTTACTGTTCTAAAACTAAGCACACTACCTCTGAAGAGTTCATCTCTTACGAAGTTTTACCTAATATCTTCGTAGGCGGTTCTATGGATGCAGGCACTCCTGATACTGTTGTAGATTACAAGACCACCTCAGCTAAGACTGCTCCAACCTCATTCCCTCGTCAGTATTACTTCCAGCTAATGACTTACTCGTGGGTACTTAAACAGCTTGGCAGAGCTCCTTCTACTCTTCGTTTAGTTTACGTTACTCGTATGATTGATGGAGGCTACTCTGAGAAGACTGGTAACAAGCTTAAAGACTATGACTCTACTTGTACAGTTCTTAACCATTCTATCACTGACTCCGATTGGGACTTAATTGACGGCTGCATCAAGCTTATCGCTCACTCTGTTCAGACTTGGCAACAGCAACCTGAACTACGCTATCTATTAGCTCAGGATTATAGGCTACGGTTACCTGACAAGCCAGTACTTTTCAAGGATTAATCTATGATTAAGTTTTATTTTTCATCTGGTCGGTACACTGCTCTGGATACTGTAAACCGTACTCAAGGCTTCTCTGCAAAGTCTGAAATATGGGCTATCATAGAACTTACTAAGTATCCTTTGCCATTACCTCCAACAGCTGTACTTACCGATACTACTTATCAACCTTGGCGCGATGCTACTATTAGGCACCTTCAACCATCTAGCATTCCGTCAACTCCTAAAGACGCAGACCTTGCTTACTTTCTAGAACACTACCCAGAATATTTCATCTAAGGAGTCTCATGGGACTTGACCAATACTTATATCATGCTAAACCTAATCTTTTTGATCCATTTTCTCAAGGTGACGAACTCGGATATTGGCGTAAAGACTGGCACTTGCAAGACTACATCAGCACTGGAAATTGTGAATCACGCTTTCTAGACTTAGCTGACGTGGAAGCCGTACTTTCAGACTTAGATATTATTTACGACGACACTCGTGATTCATATATAGAAAATACTAAAGAAGCTTTTACCAAAGCTAAACAATTCATACTTAAAGGCGAAAGGATTATCTATTATGCAGACTGGTAAGCATTTATTACACGTAATTAGCCGGGGTGAAGACATGTATACTTTCATCAATTACGATACCTCTGAAATAGCCTTCTGGAAAGAGTCTATTCCTGCCTTATTGGCAGATTTACATTGGTATAAACAAGAAAACTTACCTACTTCTACTATATTATTTGCTCACTATAGCGGTAAAGCTACTATAACTCCCTTAATCTCTTTCAATTTAGAACAAGACCACCCAGAACTTTTTATCTAAGGCTATCAATGAATCAACTACCAAAAATCGGTCAAATATTTACAGTTAAATACGACAAAGGTGACGCAAAAACTTACATAAATTTAGTCACTCACATCAATGGAAAGTGGTTTAGAGGAAAGTGCTTTAACGCAATACTTTCTTATTTTGGCTCAGACGAACAAACTCTTGAAAACGCTTATTCTCTAACTATTATTGGAGATATTGAGTCTCATCCGGAATACTTCATTTAAAGGCGTATATATGTATTACTTAATTTATGACGATAACGACTTTGAAGAACCATTTGAAATTATAAAAATTAAAAATGAAAAACTTACTTCGTATAATTGGTTTAAAACACCTAAGGATATATTCAGTACTGAAGAAGTTCACAAAGAATACAAAACTATTGAACACTGGCTAAAGATATGGCCTAATCGATGGCATCTTTTAACCACATTTACTGATAAACCTTCAGCCGACACTGTACACGAGTTTATAAACACTAACTACCCAGAATTACTTATCTAAGGATCCATCATGGACATGCTCAATTTAACTAAACAATCCTTGGACCAACACCAAGCACTTACCCCTAGCATTAATGCTCATGCAGCTCGTATCATGTCTGCAATTAACACCAACGTCCCTGAACGTATGAAAGCTCTCATAGCTCAAACCCAAATCACAGCCTTCGCTTCTCAATTCAGACGTAACCTCAAACTTTGGGATGACTCATCTATACCTATCAACGCTGTCTCTTTCTGTATCACTGGTTCTGGCGAAGGTAAGGATTCATCTGTTAAAGCTGCTCGTAAATGCTTCAAATCTGGTTACGAAATGATTGACGATGCTCGTAACAACTTAGCCGCTAAGGCTGCTATGGCTGCCGCTAGAGAAGCTGGTGAAACCCTTTGGCAAGACAAAGCCATCTATAAGAACTATGCTAAGCCTCTTCCTCCTTTAGACATTCGTACTACTACAGGTCCTGGTTTCATCCAACACGTCAACGACTTAGGTGAACATAAACTAGGTGCAGGTATGGCTTACTCAGGTGAATTCGCTGACGAGCTTGCCTACAATCAAGACATGCTTGAAAACATCAAGATCATCTCTGAACTTTACGACTCTGGTGATGCTGACGTCAAGTACACCAAGTCTATCGAGAACCGTTCTAAAGCCATCTCAGGCCAACCTGTATCGGCTTTATACGTATCTTCTCCTTCCCATATCTTGCACGACACCAGCACTAGTAAGAAGTTTCAAGTAGCTTTTATGTCTAAACTAGCTCGTAGAGCTTGGTTCTGCTACACTCCTGAAGCTATGCCTAAACCAACCTTCGACTCTATTGATGACATGATTGACTACGAGTACCAACTAGAAGAGCAAGCTAAAGCTGCTCGTGAATCTATGAAGGGCTACATTAATCGTGTAGCCGAATTCGGTATCGCTACAGCTGGTAACGACATCGGTATCACTGAAGAGGTATTCAAACTTTACAAGACTTATCTACGTTACAACGCTGAGCTAGCTGACACATTCCACAATCAACACTCTACAGCTGTATTAGTTAGACGTCACTTACAGTGGAAAGCGCTTAAACTAGCAGGAGCATTAGCTATATTTGACTTGTCTGACAACGTTGAAGCTTCTCACTATATCGACGCTATTCGTTTCTGCGAACTATTAGCTAACGATATCTCTATCTTCGAAGCTGAACTAAACAAAGCTGATCACGAGCGTATGTCTGACTACATTCAAACTCTAGTTGAAGTCGACGGTAAAGCTTTCGCATCTCTTCACGAACTTAAGAAACGTGGCTTCACTGTAACAACTACCTACACTAAGCTTAAAGAGCTTGCAACTCTCGCCAATGCTTACGACACCTCTGGTATCTACACCGTTACTCCTGAAGCTGACGGTATCCACTACGAACGTATCATCAAGTCCGACGTAATTACTATTTCTTTTAAGCCTATCAACACCTCTAAGCTTGATGCTGCTGTTGCTGCTGGCGACTCTGCTGCTGTCTCTAAAGCTAAGTCTGACATTGCAGCTTCTACAGCTTACGGTTTTGAGACTCATGAGACTACCTTTGCTGATCTAGCTAACCTTTTGCAAGGTTCTTACGCTTATTCTGCCTTCAAGTTCGACCAGGGTATCCGTGGCAAAGACCACATCCAAGGTGGAACTAAGTGGTGCGTAGTTGACGTTGATAGCTCTAACATCACTGCTGAAGAAGCACATTTTATGTTATCAGACATTAACCATCACATCGCTTTAACCAGTGATCCTAACAACCAATTTAAATTTCGTGTATTAGTTGAACTAGACTCTGTCGTAGAGCTTAACGCTATTCAGTGGCGTTACTTCTTCCAAGCTTTAACTCAAGACCTTGGTTTACAAGCAGATCAGCTTCCTCAAGCTCAGATCCATTTCAGTTACCCAGGTCGTACTATCTATTCTCAACTAGAAGCTTCACCTCTCCCAGTTCGTGATTACTTAGTTCAATCTACAGAAAAAGCTACAAGTAAAGCCGTAGCTCAGTCTAACCTTACAGCAACTCAACGTAAGACTCTTCTTGACAATCCTGAGTCTACCTTCGTTTATGCCTTCGAAGCACCACACGGAGCTGGTTCTCGTATGCTTATTAGAGCAGCTCATCACGCTCGTGACCTAGGTATGGATAAGTCTGACATTATTCAGCTAATCTCTGACATCAATGACTACTGGTCAGTACCTATGAATGAGGATCGTCTTGAACAAACTGTTCTATCACAAATCAGGAGGTGGTAATGACTACCTACATCCATAACCCTAACGCCTCTTCTAACCAGGCCAAATACGGTAAATTTGTAAAGACTGGCAGTACATACACATTTGAATTTAGTAATGAGCTACGTAGTTTAGTTAGTAAAACTTCCTTAGACTGGAGAAATAGAACCACTATATCTGCTTGGCGTTTAGGTGAGATGCCTATTGATGATTTACTGCACCATCCTAAACTCATCACCTTTACCGAAGACTCCCATCCTGAATATTTTGTCTAAGTACTCTCAGCCCTTCTTGGAGGGTTGATAAGTGCCTAGCACTATATTCTACAAAGGAGCTTAATGGCAGTTAAACTATTAATCGCCGCTGAAGCAAATAGCGGTAAAACCTCTTTAACTAAAACTTTACAAGACGCTCTAGTTGTATCGCATGATGGAAAACGTTTTCCTTTTGCAGTACCACATGTTATGGTCGATACCTTCGACTCTACTCAAGGCTTAATTGACTTAATTAATTCTAAGATCTTAGCTTACAAAGAAAAGTTTGGAAACTATCCTAAAACTATCGTATTCGATTCAGTTTCTAAAATCTTTGACACTATGCTTATGTATTGTAACGCTAAGTACACAGGTTTCAATATCTACTCAAACTTATCTAATGAAGTTAATGCTTTAACTAGTTACATTCAAAACACTCTAATCGCTTCAGATATGAACGTAATTTTGATCTCTCACGCTTTGTATGATCAAGATACTGCTAAGTATAACTTAGTTGGTAAAGGCGACTTCGCCAAACGTGGGGGATTTTTGTCTGAAGTTGACCAAAGTATCTTTCTAGAAACTAAAGCTAACAAACGTATCATTCACTTCAGATCAACCAAGTTCCCAGCAAGAACTTTAGTTGACGACGATCCAGACTCTATCTCTGTCGACGAATTTAATTTACAGAGGTACATCGAAAAGCTATCTTCGTTACAAGAAGCTGCTGACGAATTCTCATTATAGGACACATATGAACTCTCTTAACTCAAAACTTACATTCTTTGTAAACCAAGACTCAGGAAACTTTTTCCTGCTCGACATTCAAGGTAAGACCCTGAATGCGGTATCGTACTCAGATGTACGCGTGCTTGACAAGTACAAGCATCTTATGGGTTTTGAGGGTGCTTATCGTACTATTAAAATTCCCAACTACGAAATTATGAAGAAGTTTAAGAAGGCTTTAAAAACTCTAGACCTAAGCCAAGCAGGTGACGACGTTGCCTCTTACTTAGTTAACCTATATCCAGAATTTTTCATCTAGGACTATCTATGAAACCCCACCCAGACTTGACTCCTAAGCCTAATTACGCCGGTCACGCTATTTTAGAAGATCTTACTATAGACTTTCATACTTATGTTGAACGCCTAACCGGCAAATCTTGTTTTGACGAAGCTTCTTATAACGCTTTATTCGAAGACGTAGACCCTGACAAGTATGTTCAACTACTTGTAGCACATACTAATCTTAAATGGATTAATGTGATTAAACACTTAAGAGCTATGTTTGGTATGGGACTTAAAGAAGCTAAGATTTTTATGGGCTCTATTAAAAATAAATCTGATATCGTTAACCTAGAACTTGCTAGAATGCAGCAAGAATATCCAGAACTATTTATCTAACTACACAAAGGAACAATCATGGGAAGCTGTGGCTCATATTCTGCCTCTTTATCTATTAATTACTCTATAAAAACTACTACTCCGAATACTGTTGAGCAATGCTCTGAATATCTTAAGTCTCGTAAATCACCATTGTATTTAACTTCAACTGAGCAACCTACTGAAAAGCTTATTCAATCTTTATTAGACTCCAATATGAATTTCTTATTAGATTATGATAATGGAAGTGAAGTCTGGGAACCTAATGACGACCCTATCGAAGGACTTAAGGAATATAGTAATTCTGATAACTACTGCGTACATATAGAAATAACCCCCGAACAATTAATTAAGTGTGATCTATCCCTTATACCTAATGACCGTTATAGGGATATCATAAATAGTGATTTTACTATGGATGATAGTCTATTGAACATATCAGAAAGTATATACTGGGAGAATGATAACTCATCTTACGATTCAATTAACATAACTCCTGCTTTACTTAAAAAACTTGCTAGGCCTAATGCTAAACTTGTATTATCTGGTGATGGAGACGGATATTAACCACATCGAGCCCTCTAGGAGGGTTCTACTGTGCTTAGCACATCTATTCTACAACTACAAGGACAATTCTATGTTTACAATTACTACAGACAAAGCAGCTATCAGCACAAGCGGTGGTGGTAGCTCTATCATCAACAAATCAGGAATCTATGATGCTACAATCAAATTCGCATCAGTAGACACATCTACAAAGGGAGCTAAATCAGTTAACTTCAACTTAGACGTTAACGGTACCAGCCAAACTGTCTACGGTCCATACATCTACGACAGAGACGGTAAACCTCTAGAAATTGGTTTAAAATTAATCAACCAATTAGCCATATTAGCTGGTTTAAGAGACGGCGACCATCCAACTATTGAAGAAGAAACTCACAACGTAGGTAAAGATAACAAACCTACAGAGTTCCAAGTTATCACTGACTTCACGGATTTACCAATCAAAGTTAGAATTCAAATGGAATACTCTATGTACGAAGGTAACATCAGCGAAAGAAAAAACATCAAAGCTTTCTTCTCTGCAGACGGAGCATCTCCAGCTGAAATCATCGCTAGAGAAAACGGTGAAAACGTTACTATCGGTAAAGACTTAGAAAAACAACAAAAATACGTTGATAACGTTACTTACAAAGACGGTTTAACAGCTGAAGACGTTGCAACATGGTTAGCCGACAAAGCTGCAAACAAAGCTACTCCATCTAACAAACCTACTCCAAAAGTTATAAACAAACCTGCTGGAAGCCTTTTCAAGTAGGCTTCTATGGAAGTTTATGTTATAACTTGCCCAGAAGACGGCTGGGATTGTGTTGTTGGAGCTCTTGATGCTAGCAGTATCAGCAAAGATGAAGATCCTGTAGTAGCTTTTTGTAAAACTTACTTCGGCTACACTGATGAGCAGGCTCAAGCAGCTTCTGACAATTCTGAATACATAGCTCATTATACAGAGGTGGTTTCTTAATGACAGTCTACATCATCTACAACATTTCTGCGGAAGCAGAATGTTCTACTTTGGCCTTACTTAGCTGTAAAACCGTAGGATCTATGGATCCTATCGAGTTCTACGTATCTCAGTACTTAGGTCAATCTTACAATCCTACAGAGTGGGATCACGTAGCATACTCCATAGCTGACGTATACTAATGGGTATGCTTGTAGTTTATCTAGGCTACCTTTTAGGTATTGCAGCCTGCGTATTTCTATTCGTTTACCTAATCTGTTTTTTCGTCTCGTACCCATTCACAGCCGGATTAGCCGGAGCAGTTTACTTCGGTTTTCTTTTATTAGTTTTTGCTATCCGTATCGGTTCTCGGCATGACTAGGCATTCTCTCACGATATAAGCCCTATCTCAACTAAAAGGATACCAATGGAATACATTAAGTCTGACGTTTTTCTTCAGATCGCTCACGAATGCAACTTCGATGCCAAGGCTATCATAGCCAAGATCCAGTCTGACATCAATCCAGCTTACACAGCTTCAACAACTTCTGTCAACAACCGTATCTCTAACTACAGACGTAAGGGTCTTCTTCCACTAGACTCAGGTAACTATGTCTCACTTGGAGAAGTCTTAAAAGGTACATCAACGCTCTTCGACTCTGATGGCTCTATCAAGCAGCAATGGGTTAAAACCGACGTTCCTCGTCAACAACAACTAGATTCTTATCGCCAAGCTATCTCTGAGATGGCTAAGCAACTACCAGTTTTACCGGAAGTTCCTGTTCCTTCTCTTCCTTTAAACTCTGATACTGCTACAGTTTACATCTCTAACGATATCCATTTTGGTGCTCTAATGTGGGATAAAGAATCCGGCAAAGACTGGAACCTTGACCTAGCTCAAGCTACAACTAAAGCAGCCTACGATTACTTGTTTTCTTGTTCTCCTTCAAGTGAAGTAGGTATTGTTGTAGATTTAGGTGACCTTATGGAGGTTGACGACTACAAAAACATGACCCCTCATTCAGGGAATGTATTAGCTGTAGACTCTCGTTACCCTAAAATTCTTAGAGCCGCTTATGAATCTCTAATTTACGCTATCGAGCTAGCCTTAACCAAGCACAAGACTGTTTACTTCTACAACATTGCAGGTAATCATGACGTCTCTTCTGGAGATGCTGTTCGTGAGGTTATTCGTGTTAAATTTATGGACAATCCTCGTGTTATAGTTGACGAAACCCCTCGTCCAATCAAGTATCACCAACACGGCTCAACCTTGTTGCAATTTGCACACGGTGACGGATTAAAGCTGCACAAAGCTGGTGAGGTTATGGCTCATGACTGCCAAGACATTTTTTCGTCTACCAAGCACCGTTATTCACATTTCGGACACACTCACAAAGACGCTGTCTATGAAGGTCCTTTAACCAGAGCAGAGTCTCACCGTAACTTAGCCCCTTTAAATTCATGGGCTTACCATAAAGGATTCAGAGGACCATTAGGTACTATGAAATCTATAACTTATCACGTCAATCATGGCGAAATATCTAGATCTACATTTAATGTTAACATGCAGTAACTAGATTCGAGTCCCCTTCCCGGGGATTCCTATATACTTACAAAGGATACTTATGTGGCATTTAGTACAATCTGGCAACGAATACATTTTAATTGAAACTAATTCTAACAACGCTACTTTAGGCTGGATACTGACTAAACGTTCAGGTGCTTGGAGCAAATCTATAATGGACCTATGTGGAGATTACAGAAAAGACACTTATCCTGAAAACCTTTATACATGGATAAAAGAGTATGACTACACTATTCTACTATCGTTCAATACTTCCGGAGAACCCTTAAAATATATCATCAAACATCACCCGGAGTTTCTAATATGACTTATCTATCTTTTGACGAATTACGTGACTTACCTTCAAAACAAGTCAAAGACTTACACAGTGCTGTAAATCGCCACAACTGTAACATCACTCATTACAAGCAACTTCTATTACGTTCGCAATCCAAACAAGCTTCTCGTGAATTCGTATCTCGTATAGCTTATCTAACCAAACAGCGAGACTCAATCCTAAATCTATATCCGGAGTACTTCATATGACTTTTACCGACGACGGCTTAACCATAGCTAACGTATCAGTTTCCGATATCAGTGCCAATACACTAAACTCTAACCTAAGTAACATAACTAGTATATATTCATCAAGAATTAATTCAAACTATGTATGTATACCTAGTGGTGGTACTATTAGTTTAGGCGATCATTCATTCTCTGCTCAAGAGCTAGGCACTCTACTTCGTTATCTCCAACAACTTCACCCTGAATCTCAAGTCTAAGGCTACCTATGAACCCTACCATCTACAAACTTTACAACGAAGCTAATCTATGTATCGACATGTTCGGACGTGAGCTTAAAACTGGCGACACAGTCCTATGTAAGGGCTACGGCTCTCTTGACAAAGACACTATCGCAACCATTGAGAAGATTAACAAAACTACCATTAACGTCAACCTTAAAAGAAGAAAATACGTACGTGGAGATTACGTACCTAGACCTGCTAACCACAACGGGTACTGCTGGAACCACTACCCTAACGGTAATGTAATTACGGAAACTAAACCTATGAAACGTAGACCTATCGACGTTATGCTTATTTCTCCTGAGTTTAAAACTGAGATCGAATCTCGTGAGGAATACCTATTCCAGACTTATCCTGAATACTTTATCTAAGGCCTTACATTGCTTACACCCCAACAACAATCTATCCTAGACCATGTCCAAGCCAACCCAGGCCTAACCATGATCGATGCTAAAGCCGGAGCTGGTAAGACTACAATGCTTGTGGAAATTTCTAAGACTCTTAACCCTTCCTCAGCTCTTTACCTAGCTTACAATAAATCCGTAGCAACTGAAGCCTCTAAGAAGTTTCCTAAATCAGTCCATTGTTGTACAACTCACTCCTTAGCATACAAACCTACGGTTATCGAGGACAAACTTAAACTAGGAACCTTTACTCCTCGTCACGTAACCGAAAAGATGTCTTACGACCTTAAGGAGGAAATCGTTTACGCTTTAAAAGAGTTCTGTTTATCTAAGCACATCTCTATCTCCGATTTCTGTGCTGAAGCAGGTTATACTGACCACGTTCAATCTCTTTTAATCAAGTATGCATCTCTTATGCAAACCGGTAAACAGGAATGTACTCACGAGTACTACTTAAAACATTTCCACATATTATTAGCTGAAGGCAGTCTTGTCTACCCTAACTTTGACCTAATCATGCTTGACGAAGCTGGTGACCTTAACGAAGTTACCCTTGAGATCTTCAAACTCCTCCCAGCTACTCGCAAGATAATGGTAGGCGATCCATACCAAAACATCTACAGTTTTAATCATACCATCAACTGTTTCGAAGCTATGCGTGATCAAGGTGTTAGTTTACCTATGTCGCAATCCTTCCGTGTTTCCGAAGCCATAGCTGAACGAGTTGAGCGATTTGGTCGTAAGTACCTAAATCCTGACTTCACATTTTCAGGTATTCCTATCACTGACACTACAATCAAGTCTCGTGCCTACATAGCTCGTACTAATGCTTATCTAATCTCTCATATGTTCAAGCTTAATGAGGCTAAGATCCCCTATTCTTTAGCTCGTTCAGCCAAGCAGATCTTTGAACTGCCTCTAGCTCTATGCGCTTTAAAACCTAATGGTTTTGTACCCGTACCTGCTTACAAACATCTTCAAGACGATGTTAATACTTACTACGCCCATCCTGAACTAGCTATGGAGTACAAATCTTTATTCGGCTACATTCGTAACATCCACTCAGACGACAAGCTACTAGTTAACACTATCAACCTTATTCAGCGTCATACTCGTTCAGGTATCATCAATTGCTACGAAGAAGCTCGTAAGCATGAAAAAGCTGACCAGTCTCTTCTATTAGGTACAGCCCATTCGATGAAAGGCTTAGAGGTAGACGAAGTAACCTTAGCTGAAGACATGAATGAGTCTATAGCTGACATCGTAGGACTATTATCAGTTCAACCTGAAACATCTTTAACCAAAGACCAAGAAACCGAGTTATTCCTTTACTACGTAGCCTGTACTAGACCTCGTAAGGCTCTTCATAACGCTCGTTACATGTAAGGACAACCTATGACTGAACAATTTATAGAAAGTATTAAACTAGGACTTGTAGAACCCACTATGTGGAATAGCAGACTAGCTTATAACTGTAAAGCTTCCAGCTGTGAAAACTGCATACTAGGAAATAAATTAGGAACTTGGTGTGAAGAAGATCATTACTTATACAGACCTATAGATCCTTATCTACGTGATCCAAATTTCATACAGCTTATACAAACTCAATTCCCGGAATATTTTATTTAGGACAACCTATGTTCGAAACCATTCAAGTCAACTACGACTCTACCAACAACATCAACAAAGCTGATACCTGGCTTCGTTTCCTTGACACTAAGCCTTTAGTCAGTTGTGACTTTGAAGTCGCACTTAAGTATACTCCTGAAGAACTAGCTTACTACAAGTCTGTTTTTAACGATCCAAACTCATCCAAGCGTGATTATCGTGCAGCTCAAGCTATCCTTAACGCTACAGCTCTTGACCACCCTTCCCATACAGTCTTAACACATCTATCAGTAGCTTGGTCAGACTCTGACGCTTACGTATTCATTCTGGACAACCAACGTATCACCAAGCGTATCCTATACTGGTTAACTCATACTTTAACCACACAAGTCTGGCATAATGCNNTACCGTACCGGTAAGTTTCCACTTAACTACGAGGACTCTCAACTCAAGGCTAAGTGTATCCTTAACCACGTTGAAACTCACAAAGCCAAAGTCGGATTAAAGCAACTAGCAGGAGCCAACTACGGAGACTGGGGAATCTCAGCCGACAACTTCGATGTATCTCAGATGTATCAACCTCACGTCCTTAAGTACGCAGCTACTGATGCTTGTGCCACATACTGGCTATGGAACTCTATCAATACTTATATACAGGAACAATCATGTCAGACAAATGTTATCTAGCAGAAGCCTCATCAATCAACAATAGTTTCAACCTAAGAGGTAGTTCTATACGTTGCTACGAAGTAACTCTTCAACAACAAACTAACAAGTGGGGAGGTACTTCCACTGTACCTATCCCTACTGGAATTATGTACCAGTATAAGAATGGAAAAATTATCCAATCTAAAACTAAAGCTTCCCTAGCAAGTAAGTATTTAGGATATCGTGCTACTACACCAGCTTCTACGATTGATAAGCACAGCTTATACAGTTGTACCACCTACACTACTCCAGAATTAGCTATCTTAGCTCAACTGTATTCTATCCACAAGGACCGTAATGCGTTACTTAAATATCTTCAAGAAGGTCAAGCTAAGCTTGATTCATATCAACACTACTCAGACGCATTTATAGAGCTTGCTGCAGACTATCCTGAGTTGCTAATATGATTACTTGGGTATTTATCCGCAACTTTGGAGAAACCAAGGTTCTTAAAGAATCTGAGTATTTTCCAGTCGGACTCCACTGTGACTACAAGCTAGAATACCAAGGCTCATTACCTGAATGCTCTATTAAGTGTATTAAATTTAAGCTTAACCTTATCGGGGAAATGGCACGTTGGAAGTACTTCCACTTATCTAACCCTCAAGATCGCGCACAAGCTTTAGCTAACGACCGTAAATACCTACTACGTAAGCTTGCACGTATCTATGACCAATATCCGGAGTACGCATTATGACTACATCTGATCCTCTATACTCACCTCACGATCTATTACCAGCGCCTGAACCTAAAACAGTCATGCCCAAGGAAGACTACTTTTATAGTAATGTGGTAAAGCATCTTGTTAAAGATAGTGTAAGGATTATGAATACCGGTCTACCAATCGATCTAGATCGTGTTGAAGAACTTGAAGTAGAGCTAGATTCCATCATTGCTGAAGTTAAGACTACCTTAGCTAACAATACCTACATCCAGCAATACCTCAACCTTCGCTACTCCAACCAAATCCAAGCTTACCAAGAAGCTCAACTATCTAAACTAAGGCAGCCTGATGCCTTCTTGAAACCTTTCGACTCTAAGAAGCCTGACCATCGTTCATACTTTATGTATCTATTTGCCCAACGTCAAGGCATTCAGCAACCTACAGAACTTTTACCTACAGGTATTCCTAAATGGTCAGCCAAGGACGTCAAGAAACTTTCGACTACCCGTCCTATTCTCCAACGTCTACTAATCGGAACTCTTACTGATGCCGAGACTCTTGAAGCTATGCAGCTATTAGCCCAACACAAAGCTGACATATTCAACAAATCCTATGAAGACAAAGCCAATGCTCCTAACATCCCCTATCCAGAGTTCAACCCTAGCTCTCCACAACAGAAGCAAGAACTCTTTACTATGCTAGGTATCAAGTCCGAAGCTTCTTCCAAGGCTACCGGTGACGACAAGTGGGATCGTGCTCAGATCGAGCGTCTACTTAAAGAAACTTCCGATCCAATCTTGCAAGAACTTCTTCAAGCCTTCATCGATTTCTCCTTTGCAGCCATTGTCCGTAACAACTTCATCGAAGCCTTTTACAAGTATACTGTCGATGGACGCCTACACGGCCAATACAAGCTTTTCGGCGCCAAGACGTTCCGTTACACATCATCTAACCCAAACATGCTTAATACGCCTTCTACAGGCTCTAAATTCGCCAAACCTATTAAGCGGTGTTTCATCGCTCCACCTGGCCAACTAATTTATGCTATTGATCTATCCGCTCTTGAAGATCGTGTTATGGCTTCTTTATCTCGTGACGTCAATAAGTGCTCAGTATTCACTGACGGTTTAGACGGCCATTGTCTTAATGCTTTAGGATATTTCCGTGAGGAAGTTGCCCAACACATGTCTTTAACCGGAGACACAGTTGCTGACGTTAAACAATTCTTTGATCTTCAAGAACACGGCCACAAAGAGCTCAAAGCTATTCGTCAGAAAGGTAAACCTGCAACGTTTGGTCTAAGTTACGGAGCATTTCCTCCCAAAGTTGCAGCGACTTTAAAACTCCCTTTATCCGAAGCTCAACAAATCTTTGATCGTTACCACAACGAGCTTTACTCAGGTATCACTGATTATCGTGAAAACTACGTGCTTCCAACAGCACTTGAAAACGGTAAACTACACCTAGGTCTTGGCTGTTACATCAAGTCTGATGATCCCAATCGTGATATCAGAACCTTGAACAACTCAACATGTCAGTTCTGGTCAATTATTACAGCTTTAACCATTAACAAGGTCAATACTTTAATTGACGCAGCAGGCTACACTGATCACATCCAATGTATCTCAACCATCTATGATGCCATCTATTACACAATTCCTGACGATCCTGTTGCAGTTAAGTGGCTTAATGACACCATAGTTCCAATCATCACTCAAGATTTCATGCAAGATCAAACAATCCATAACGAAGCTGCTGGCGAAATTGGTTACGACTGGGCATCTCTGCATCACGTACCTAACAACGCATCTTTATCTGAAATAGAGGAGATTATGAATGGCTTTAAAACAACTAGTAGTTCTCACTAGAAGGCAAGGCAAGACTTCTATCGCTCAAGCTTGGGCTGATAGAATGCCTTTTGCTCATTACTTCCCTTCTGATCATAGATATCGTAGCCCTCGAGGACTTAAAGGTACTTTCATCATTGATGAGCTAACCTATCAGTACGCCGAGGTTATTCAGTTCGTCTGCACTTACATTAACATCTATGACTTCTACATTACCTGTGACTCAACTCAACTCTGGAAACTTCCATCAGACCTCAAACATGTCTTCATGGAAGACTATCCAGAATTTTTTATTTAACCTTTAAGGCAATATAGTGAAAATTGGAAAAAATTTTAAAAAAGTAATACCACTTTATAAATTATTTAGTAAAGATTGGGCACATTTATTAGATTATTCAGATACTGCATTGCAGGAAGCATATATCTTAGAAACATATGGCAAAACAGAATTAACTATTGATGAAAACCTTAATGGATTCATTCAAGGTAAAAAATGGATGAATGTACAAATAGCAAGCTGGAATGAAGATTTAGTTAAAGGCTATCTTTTTAGACAGGAATTGTACGACGATCCTAACTATCCGAATTGGTGGTTAGACAAAGTACTTATTCCCAAATATTAATTTTTTATCTAAGGACTTATCATGACTGACAAATTTGGAGTACCTCTATCAATTGGAGATCGTGTAATCTACACTACAGGAGGGCAAGGCTGCACTTACCTTGAAACCGGTGTTATACTTGAAATTACCAGTGGACCACATTCAATAGCTTACATTAAATCTGATGAATCAGGGCGTAAGTTAACTAACGGTAGAAGTAAGAATGGCCTAATCTCGCTGGCACCTATTCAAGCCCAGTACCCGGAGTTATTCATATGAAGCTTTTAAAATATCAAAACGCAAAACTTCGTGATCAGTTCATCTTCACACTTCCCGCTTCTAAGGAAGTTTGCGGACGATTATGCCCTGGTTGCTATGCTCACAAAGCGCAAGTACGTTTCCCTAAGACTGTTCTCCCTTATCGCGAATCTATGCTTGCTGCTTCTCAAGCAGACTCTTTTGTAACTACAATTGTCGCAGAGCTTAGTTCAACTAGGCGCGCTTCTCGTACAGTTCGAATACACGAATCAGGAGATTTCTATTCTCAAGAGTACTTAGATAAATGGGTAACCATTGCTCGATCATCTCCAAGCTTTACCTTCTACGCTTTTACTAAGCGTATAAAAGACTTCGACTTTTCAATAGCTAAATCTTTACCTAACTTTATCATCATTGATTCTTTACAATCAGGCAAACTCAATTACGGTAAACTTTCAACACTCGACCAATCTAAGTTCATTTGTCCATCTACCTTAGGTCAACCTGTCGTATGTGGACAATCTTGCAGATATTGTATGACCAAAGCAGCACAGCATGAAACCCCTCAATTCGTACAACATTAATTCTTATAAAGCTTATCAAGACACTATTTGGTACATCAAAGCCGAGGAAGAATACTGGTACTCTTATGTACACTTCGGTTTACTTAATAAAATTCACGGACATTGTCGTAAACACCAACGTCATTATCAGCGTAAATTCTGTTCTTGGCTAGCTAGACACAACACTTTTAAAGACTTATATCCAGAGTTTCTTATCTAAGGATTAAATATGAACTTTTCTCAACTAGACGCATGGTTAGTGAATATGGAAAGTAGTGATTTAGCTAATAGGATCCTTCGTAACACAAAGCAATTTGCCACTATTTCTCAAATTATCGTTGATCATATTGACAAAGCTAGTAGCTCTATAATATTGGATTGTAGATTTAGTATACATTCAATAAGAACCAGCTGTAAAGAATTTAACCTTAGCATTCCATACCCACTTCCTGTATCTGATTACCAATCTTTTTACCAACTCTTCCTTGACTGCTTATCAGAACAATATCCAGAGTTATTAATATAATCACTATCGAGGACTCTCTGAGTCTTCCTTAGTGCTTACGCACTATATCTACTTACAAAGGAGCCACCCACTATGGCAAGAACAAACATTAAAGACTTAACTAACGACATCATGTTACACACAGCATTCGACAAAACTTCTAAAGCACAAGTTGAAGACGTATTAAGAAGCTTATTCGCTACAATCGCAGACAGAGTAGTAGCTGGTGACTCAGTACACATTCCAGGTTTTGGAAAATTCGAGAAATTTGAATCTAGCACAACTGGTAGAAAGAAACCTAAGTTCTCTGGCGCTAAAGCTTTCAAAGAAGCTGTTAACGCGTAATGACCATAACTCTTCCGATCTACTATACCCAAACCTTCAAGACTAAGCCTTCTAAGACTTTTCTTGTTGCGGACAACTGGTACAGAAATTCTCATTTCCATTTAAAGAACAAAGTTAAAACTCATTATCATGAACTAGTCCTTAATCAGACGTTCCAAATGCACAAGTTAACTACGTTCACTATCCATTACAAACTATATTACAAGAATCCTTCTTCGGATCCATCTAACATAATTCATTGCATTGAAAAGTTTATTTTAGACGGCTTACAAGAATCAGGTGTATTAACTAACGACAACGTTAAATTTCACCTCAAAGGTTCTTGGGAAGTAGTCGGGCAAGACAAACTCGATCCTCGTATTGAAGCTGAAATCTCAGCAATCCCTTAGCAAACTTCTGCTATAATCTTTGCCCAAATTTTTCACAGGAGATTTTATGTTAACATTAAACCCTAATAGAGGCTGGGCAGGTCTTCCCCAAATCTCTAAATATATGTATATTGATACTTATTTTTTACCAAATGAAGACTACGATGGATGGGTAGAACGTATGGCTTCAGCCTACTGTTCAACCCCATCTCACAAACAACTAATCACAGTTATGCTTAAAAATTATTGGTTCCATCCTTCAACTCCAATCTCAGGAAATGGAGGAACTACCAAAGGTCTTCCAATCTCTTGTTACGTAGGAGATGTCGAAGACTCTAAAGCAGGAATTTTCGGAGCTTGGTCTGAATCAGGCTGGTTAGGTGCCATGGCTGGTGGAATAGGACGTTCTTGGTCTGCTGTACGTGAACTTGGAGCCGATGTAGGCTCTCACGGAGGTAAATCATCAGGTATCATCCCATTCATGTGTGTTGATGATGCTCTTAGCCGTTCTGTGTCTCAAGGTAATCTAAGACGTATGTCTCAAGCTAATTATCTAGATATCTCTCATCCAGAGATCGAAGAATTCATCGATATTCGTAAACCAACAGGTGATCAAAACCGTAGAGCTCAATCTCTTCATCACGGTATCTCTATTCCTGATGCATTCATGCAAGCAGTAATCCATGACCGTGATTGGCAACTAATTTCACCTAAATCAAAACAAGTTATCAAAACCGTTCCGGCTAAGAAGCTATGGACTCAAATCCTAGAACTTCGTTCTCAGACAGGTGAGCCATACTTATTCTTCTATGACAACGTTAATAACGCTGCTCCAGTTGAATACAAAACTCTAGGATTAGATATCCATTTATCTAACCTATGTACTGAGATTATGCTCAATACGTCACCAACTAAAACTAACGTATGTTGTTTAGCATCATTAAACTTAGAATATTGGGATGAATACAAAGACCATCTAGACGAGATTGTTGCAGCTGCTACAGACTTCTTAGATAACGTTATTCAAGATTTCATTGACAACACAGTCGGTAAACCAGGTTTCGAACATGCACGTAACGCAGCCATCGATGAACGTGCTCTAGGTCTTGGTGTTATGGGTTTCCACTCATACCTGCAATCTAGACATGTACCATTTGAGTCATCTATCGCTACAGGTCTTAACAAGACCATTTTTAGTCGTATCAGAACCTCAGCCGACAAGCACCAAGATTACTTAGCTTCGCAACCAGGTTTTCAACCTTGCCCTATGTCTCAGCGTGCAGGAACTAAACGTCGTAACATTGTAACCTTAGCCGTAGCCCCAACCATGTCAATCTCAAACCTATGTAATTTTGCATCATCTGGTATTGAACCTTGGCTGTCTAATGCTTTTACTAAGAAGCTTAAACAGGGTTCATTTGCAGTTACTAACAAGTTCTTAGCAAAGCATATTGATGACTATGCAGCTCAATGGGGTAAAGACTCTGAGTGGATTGATGCTCAGTGGCAATCTATTAAGAAAGCCGAAGGTTCTGTTCAGCACATCGAGTGGATGGACCAGTACACTAAAGATGTATTCAAAACCGCTTTCGAGTTAGATCAACGTTGGATCATTGATCATGCCTCAACACGTAATCCATATATCGACCAAGGTCAATCAATCAACCTATTCATATACGGTAACAGTCATGTGCAAGACATTTCAGATTTACACATCTATGCATGGAACAGAGGGATCAAGTCTCTATACTACCTTAGATCAACTAACCCAAACCGAGCTAGTACAGCATCAGCCGAACGTAAGTCTATTACGTACGATGAATGCCTTAGCTGCCAATAAGGACCTTTATGTCACTAATTAAGCAACAGGGACTTCCTGTATTCAAACCAGCAGGAGGATTTAAGTATCCTCACTACTGGAACTACTATAAACAGCACGATCGTTTACATTGGGTAGCTGAAGAAATTGACCTATCTAAAGACATTGCTGATTTTCAAAAAGCTTCTCCAGAGGAAAAAACTTTTATTACTAACGTTATGAAGTTATTTACTCAAAATGAGATCATTGTAGGAGCAGGCTATGATACCTGTCTTCGTATCTTTAAACCCACTGAAGTGAGAGCTTGGCTAGCCTCAGCTAATGCTCGTGAGTACACTCACATCGAGAATTACTCTCTATTCACTGAAACCATTGGACTAGGCGACGATATCTATACAGAGTTTCTCGATATCCCAGTAATGTCAACTAAAACCGAATACCTAGACAAAGCTAGAGTTCGTAAGTATGAGGACTACAAAGCTATGGGTTTATCTGACGCAGAGACTCATAAAGAATACCGTAGAGATATTGCACGTATGTTAGCTGTCTATGGCGGAGGAGCTGAGGGTGTATCACTTATGGCTCAATTCGCAGCATTACTTGCTTACCAATTTCAAGGCAAATACCCAGGCTTATGTACAATCAATGAATTTTCTATCAAAGAAGAGTCAATCCATAACAAAGCTAATTCTCACTTATTCAGAGATTTCATATCTGAAAACTCAGACATTTGGGATGATGCACTTAAGTTTGACATCTATGAAGCATTTAGGGAGATGGTAGCTTACGAGCACGCTCTTATCGACTATCTTAACCCTACTCATATCTCTAAGGATAATTTAAAGAAATACGTGGAATACTGTGCTGATAACTCACTTAAAGAGCTTAGCCTTAAACCGAACTGGAACATCTCAACTAACCCCCTTCCTTACATGGATGACGTAGTTGGAGCAATCCAAACAGATTTCTTTTCAGGTCGTGTAACCGAGTATACCAAACAAGTTCAAGGATCTTGGGGAGACATAGACTACTCTAAATGGAGGTAACGATGAACCCACATCACACCCTAGCTAAACTAGATAGCTTATTAAATACACTATCTAAACTATCCGACCGGTATACTCACATAACGCCGGCTGAGATACACGCAAAGCAACTCAAGTTAGACTCTTATCTAGCTGCAAGGAGACTTAAATGAACCCACAAGACCACTTAGCAGAAGCTAGACGAATATCTTTTGATCAGACAGGTCAATACTTGTCTGATGCTCAGATACTTAAGTTAACCAACAACAACGGTGGAGACACTGATTACTACAAAGTACCCCCTGGAGCTTCTATGCTTCAAGACCTTATTGAGTACAAAAATATGTCTTGGAACCAAGCCAACATCTTCAAAGCAGCCTACCGGTTAGGCGATTCCCACTCTTCTGTCGAACGCGACCTAAACAAAATCATATGGTTTGCAAACCGTATGCTTCAACAACTTTCAAAGGACCATAATGCCTAAACTAGCAAACACAATTGATTTATCAAAACTTTTAGGATCTTCAGGATCTGTTTGGGATTCATACTGCCCAATTATTTCTGACAAGAACACAACTACAGCATACTTAACAGATCAAATCGCAGAACCTAGTGATTACAACGAGTTATGTTTCAAACTTAAATCAGCTTCTCCTGCTGAAGTTTTCACTTTAATAATCAACACTCCAGGCGGAATCATTGACTCAGCCTTAATGATTATTGATGCAATCAAAAACTCTAAAGCTAAAGTTATAGCTCAAATTTCAGGTACAGTTGCTTCAGCTGGTACAATCATCACGTTAGCTTGCGACGAAGTAATTGTTGCAGACCATACTACTTTCATGATACATAATTATTCAGGAGGTATGGTAGGTAAAGGGCATGAAATGAAGGCGCATCAAGAATTCGTAGATAAGAACTTAAACGAGTCTTTTAAAATATTCTACAAAGATTTTTTAAACGATGCGGAAATTAATAGTGTTATTGATGGTAAAGACTTATGGATGAATAAAGCCGAAGTAGAAGCAAGGCTTAAAGGTACTTTCCATAAAGGCGCTTGCAAGTCTGTAGAAATGACTGGTTATTCAGAAGGCGTTTCAGGTTCTACAGAAAGCGTAACAAGTCCTACTACTAAACGTAGAGGAAGACCTGTAAAGGCTTAACATGTCTTATTTATGTTTAGATACCAATATCCTTTTGCTAGACGCTAACAACCTTCTATCATTAGGATCTGACCATACTATTGTTATTCCTGAAACAGTTTTAGACGAAGCCGACTCTAAGAAGTCTGGGTTCTCTGAAATTGCTTTCCAAGCCCGTGAATTAGGTCGATTACTGACCAGAGCTACTATGCTTTCAACTAAAACTGATAACAACTTAGTTATCAGCACTCTTGAACTAAACAACACTAAAATCGAGATTGTTTCTCTTAAAGAGTATCCTGACTATTCTGATACAGAACCGAACATCATCAACGACCGTAAAATTATTGAAGTCGCATTAGCCTATAAAGCTGCTAATCGTGTACCAATCAAGTTTATGTCTAACGATGTCATGTGTCGTATCAGAGCTTCATCACTAGGTCTTGAAACAACTGACCTAAAACAAGTAGAACTTAGTTCAGTAGAGTTTACAAGAACTGTAACGTTAGACTCTACAACCTTTACAACTTTACACAACACCAACATCTTTGACGTAGTGCCAGACCATAAACCTGAAAACTTTAATTACCATTTCGTAGACTCTTACTCAGGCCAAGTTAAACTGGCTAATATCCGTAACAACCTTATCGATATTCTTGGCAAAGAGACTGAAAACGAGTTAGCTAAGCAAGACGCAACTCCTATGAATTCAGGACAAAAGTTCTTATCAAGAGCTATCCAGAATCCATTAGTTAATGTTGTAATTTGTGAAGCTTTAGCAGGATCAGGTAAAACTGTAACTGCTTTATCTAATGCTGTAGCATTAGTTAAGAAGGGTAAATATTCATCAATCACGTATATCCGTGCATCAGTTGATGACGTAGATAAAGCTGAAGAAATCGGTTTCTTGTCAGGTAACGACGAAAAAGTCCAAGTATACCTTCACCCTCTTGAAGACACTATTGATTTTTTAGTTCGTTCTAACCACAAAGACTCTAAGCTTAAAGCTCAAGACTACGAAGATATGATCGCTGAAAAAGTAGCTGAATACAAAGCTAAATACCGTATCGAGGGTATGATTGGTTTAGGATTACGTGGTCGTACTTTTACTAACACTGTAGCCATCATTGACGAGTGCCAAAACATGTCTAAAGCTTCTTTGCAAAAAGTACTAACACGTTTTGGTAAAGATTGCAAAGTTATCCTTATTGGGTCTAACAAACAAATTGATAATCCTTATCTAACCAAATACACTAACGGTTTGTCTACAATTCTTGCATCATGTCAAGAACAAGACTCTCGCATCAGGTTGCACGCTGTTCCTCTAACCAAAGTTCTTAGATCAGATATTGCAGAATGGGCGGAACATATATTCTCGAAAGGAGCTTAATGACTCACGTAGACATTCCATCATCTATCTCTACATCAACAGGTAGAGTAGATATCAACAACGACTCTATCGGCTATGTCGAATCATACGATTTTTCTAGAGCTAACATATCTAAGGAAGCTCGTATCGCCGCTATTACAACTGTAGCGTCAGTTTGTTACCAATCACCTAAGGCACTTGGTTCAATCTCTCTGTACGACCGTCTTGCTCGTGAAGCTGCAGGTTTGCCGTCAAGCTCATTTGAGTTTGTACCGGTATTATTAGATATGCGTGACTCTAAGTACAAACCTTGGGCTGACAAGCTATCTCTAGTTTCAGATGTATTCAAGTACGGTGAAATCGTACATGGAGGATACCTCTTAACTAACCTTAGAGCTTTAATCTCTTGTGTTGGTGAAGACGCTGACAATCCTGTATTCTTCAATTCTCCAACCGAATGTGGTATTATTCGTGAATACTTCAAAGTTTACTTAACCAAAATCGATCTAGCTACAGCTCGTCAGTTTATGCGTCATAGAGCCTCTTGGCAAGAGTTATCTCGTAGATATGTCGGCGGGAAGAAGCTTCCATTTGAATTCTACGATTCATCTAAACTACCATATACTGTATCTACATTCACGTTTACTACGCCTGATGGACATTCTATCACAATTGACATCTCATCTGACCAGTTAGAACAAGCTTGTCTTAATCATTATAATCAAGCTATATCTGACGGTATTAAACCTGAAGAAGCTCGTAGATGCTTACAACAAACTATGTACACCCAAGTTTGGTCTGCCTGGCAACCTAAGCAACTTGAAAACCTATTCAAACTTAGATGTGATAGCCACGCACAATCTGAAATTAGACAACTAGCTAATGCTATGAAGGATCTATTATGATTGATTACCAAAAACTTAGAGGTTCTATCAAAAGAACTATTCCTTCTGGCATTAATAAAAATCACATTATGCAACTATTAGAAGTAGACATAATTGACCGTACTGCTGAAATACTTTATAGTCACAATAGTAACATATACGGATTTTTAGAATACACTAATGCAGCACTATCTTTGTACGCTGGTTTTAGTGACTTTGAATCGTTTTTTAAATATATCAAATCTAAAAAGGATTTACCTTGAAAAAACTTTACACAAAACTATTAACAATAGTTAATACCAGAACTTCATTTGAAGTAGTTTTAGCAGTCTCTGCTTTTGTTATTGGTACAATTGTAGGATGACTCAATTAACCTTTAGTGACATCGACGTACATTGGCGCTTCTATTTAGCAGACGCTGATTACGGCGATGAAACCCCAACCACATTTGAACTAAACGGAGTAATCTATGTCTAATTTTGTACAAGAAATCTATGATTTCAATCAACAAGCAGGTCTGTTAGAAAAAGGTTATGATGACTTCTTAGAGTCTTCATTCCAAATCGAAGAAGCTCTTGAAGGATTCAACTTGATTACACTAACCTCTATTTTATCTCCTGATGACAAGTATTTACATCCTAAAGAGTTGTCTAGGGTAATACTGAGTAAAGTTGGTGAATCTGCTAATATCTCTGACGTTGATCGTCTTGACAAAGCGATCGATGCAATCGTGTTTGCAATTGGATCTATAGCTAAACTAGGTCTTAATCCAGAGCAAATCTATAGAGCAATTGGAGCAGTTACTGAAGCTAATCTTCAGAAACTAACAATGCCTAAAGATGAGCACGGTAAGCTAACTAAGCCTGCG